CAACCTGAGCGATGCCGACCTGCCTGATCGCACTTACGTCATTATGGGTGAGAAGTATTATCTGCAAATTAGTAACGGGGAGAATGTTCGGGCTGGTTGCCAGAACCACACAGCAGATGAATGGCGCAAATTCAGCAAGCGCGATATTGCGAGCATGGACGGCAAGACAGCACCTAAGTTCTACCCTCACCTGTTAGATATCATCGACTTCTATCTCGGTAAAGGTGAGCGTCCTGAGTGGCTTAATGAGCCCGATGAAGAAGTAGATGTCTAAGACCACTAGATGAGGTGATGTATGGCATGTGAATGTTTTGATGAAGTTAGCGCGAAAATGAAACTGCATATCTTGGAGCGTCGGGGTAATGACGTGGCTGAGGTTGCAGAAAGCGGCTTTGCGCATAGCGCGCTGGTGTTTGCTGAGGGTGATTTTTGCAGCGTCAGGCTGCCGTACACCTTCCGTTTCTATAAGCGCAAGAAGAACGGCGAGTTAGAACAGCGCCTTACCAATGGTGATAGCAGCGTATCCATGAATTACTGTCCGTTCTGCGGCACTAAATTCGAAGGAAAAGCAGCTACATCGCAACAGTAACCGAGTAACTCCCCACCCCCATTAATCCCCAGAGTAAATAACTGACAACTGTCGGTTTTTTGCTGTGGGCTAAACACAACTAATCAAAAGGTATCCCTATGCAATACGCCATTGCAGGGTATCCCGCATCGGGATGCTCTACTAACTATTTGACCCAAATTCAGCATTCACCGGCCTACCGCCTCACATCAGCAAGCTTCACTCCCCCACCACGGAAAGGTATTTGGGAGAAAATTATTGAAGCGCTAACTCGGAGGATTGAGCCATGACTAAAAGAGAGCTCAAGTGGTGGCATAACCACTGGCTGGTTTGCGCGAAGTCTTGCCGCAAAGCTGGAAGTAGGCGTTCAGCAACAAATTACCTGTCCTGCGCAGCCGCCAAGCGTCGTATTTACCAAATGGATGCATTGGTATCAATTGAGCTTAAGGAGGCGGCATGACAGAAGAACAATTCAAAGAGCTGATTATCACAAGGCGCGAATCGTTAAAGAGTATGGATACTCTGGCCTTTGTTAAAAATGAATTGGAATGCGGTCGTGTGTCGGCTGAGCAACTGGCAATCATTGCACTGGACGCGATGGGGATTAAAGGCGAGTTAGTTGAGCAAGTAAGGGAATCGGCAGCCAAAAAACGTAAATCATTTATGGAGGTGATTTGTGGGTACCGCAACATTAATCCTTGGTGAATCTGGTACAGGGAAGTCTACCAGCTTGCGCAATCTCAACCCTGATGATTGCCTGCTTATTCAGGTCGTAAGGAAGCGGCTACCGTTCAAATCAACTAACTGGCAGCCATGGGACGCTACCAATAAAACAGGAAGCATTGTTGCAACGCATGACTGGTCACTAATCAGGAAAGTCATTAATGGGGCAACAAAATACGGAAAGAAAATAGTCATCATTGATGACTTCCAATATGTGATGTGTACCGAATTCATGGATTCAGTAAACGAAAAAGGATTTGATAAGTTCGCACAAATGGGCCGTCACATGTGGGACATCATTAAAGCAGCGCAGGACGCGCCAGATGACTTGCGAATTTACTTTATGGCCCATACCGAGGAAACAAACCTTGGGCGCGTCAAAATGAAAACCATCGGCAAGATGCTGGATGAAAAAGTAACGGTTGAGGGAATGTTTACCATTGTTTTAAAAACAACCGTCCACGACAAGCAATACTTTTTCACCACGCAAAATAATGGCAATGACACCGTTAAATCCCCAATGGGAATGTTCGAAACTGAAGAAATTGAAAACGACCTTCTGACTGTAGATCGGGATATTTGCGATTACTACGGCATCAATAATATTCACCAAATTAAAGGAAACGCAGCATGAGCAATGTAACTTTCGTCTATAACCAAGAGTCAGGATTATCAGCAGGGTTAAGTGGCTTCATCAATGAATCTGGTGGATACATATTCACCATCGCAGAAGCTAAATATGTAATCAGCTCTGGCGGCGCTAAATCAATTGAGTTCTCCGTGGAAACTGATGATGGGCGCAAAGCTAACTATCTGAATGTTTACACCGTAAAGAAAGACGGAAGCCCAAATATACACGGCGTAAACATGATAAATGCGATGATGGGTTGCTCTGGCGTTAAGCAGCTCACCATCATTAAAAATGAGACTGGAGTTGATGTCGCTCCTGAGTTTGTAGGCCGCAAGTTGGGTCTAGTGCTGCAAAAAACGCTCAAAACAAAAGATGATGGTCGTGAGACTTACAACTTTGACATTCGGATTCCCTTCTTCGCACAAAGCCAGAGAACGCTACAAGAGCATGTAGCCAACGCCCCAGCCGAAACAATAGCGAAGATGCTAACCACCCTGAAAGACAAGGATGAGCGCAAGCAGGCAAGCAGCGTTCCAACTCACTCAGGAAACTATCAGGGTGATGATCAGTTCTTTTCCGAAGACCCTCGTTTCTAGCCGATAACTAGGTAACCACCATGCAGCCAGAACAAATACTGGCCTGCCTCCGCGCCCATCCAGATGCATATATAACCTCATTCCACCGGTCAATTGGCAGTGTGGGGCGTGGGCGTTTGTCTGGTGGCGCAACTGGCGGGTGTACGTTGAATTATAAGGACTCATTCTACAAGGGATTGGGTGAGGGATTCGAGACGGTATCGGTGCACATTCCCCTAACGTATGTGCGCAACATGCGTCACTTGCTCACGGAAGAGCGCTGGGAGATTAAAGGGATATCGGCTCAGGGAACGATATACCGGCTCAAGCCAGAATTTATGCCAGCCAACCCTACCCCGTTCTGCTCGACTCAGGAAGAGTTTTTGGCGCGGCGTCAAGAATGCCTACGACTGCTTTCGGCAGCCTAATCCCCCACCCCATTACCGGCAGTCAATCTGCTGAGGAATAGTTATGTCTGAGATAAAGCAATTGAAGCGATTTGTTTATTCCGCAATGGTAACCAGCGGAAGCGGATCGCAAAGCTTTTATATTGACGCAGAAAGCCGAGAAGAGGCAGACGAGCGAGCGGCTAATAATGAATCAGATGGCATGTATGCTGACGATTCCGAAGTTACTGACCTTGACGCACTTGATTATGAAGACGAGACAACGGTTGATGACTTTGGTGACTTTCCACTAATTAGCCGAGAGCAATCACTGATAGCCCAACTGGAAGCGGCACAGAAAGAGCGTGATGAAATAAAAGCTCAAGGGATTGAAGAAGCTGCCGAGAAAATGCAGCAATCTGGCGCTCAATCCTTCGGAGAGTGCTACATCTCCTTAGCGACTACGGCAGCATTATTGAGGGGGGAGAAATGAATATTATAGAAGAAATTAAAAAAGCGCTGGAATCCTTAAAATCAACTGAATACGGAGATGTATGGGATAGCGCTCTTGTAGAGGGTGACAGTGGTGAGCGATATAACGCAATCACAAACTCAGATGATGTCGTTGTACGTGCACTAGATTCGAGTCGACACTCATCATGGCTGTGTGATTACCTTGAATCCGTGTCACCAAAAAACATAGCAGTCATTATATCTAGGCTTGAGGAAGCAGAAGCAGCGTTATCAGCGGCAAACGAGAGGCTGAGTAAGCCGGTTGTGTTGCCGCCCCGCAGAAGCGCTAGTTCTTTCGTTGACGAAGAGTTCAGTAATAAAGACCTAGCCGCGATTTACAACGCCGCACGGATTGAATTCAGCGTAAAAATAACAAATGCCGGTTTTACGGTCGAGGATGAGTGAGATGGAAAAGCTAACTAATGCCAAAGTGTTTACGCTAAGGCGCATAAAAAATGGAGAGTTAGCCCAAATAAGCACTCAACCAAAAATATCAGGGCGGTGGTTCATATTGTCGAAAAATTGCCCGTCACTGCCAAAATTATACAAACTGGGTTTTGTGGAAAGAGAAGGATTTCCCACCCTTCGTGAGGTTGGAAATGGATTATTCCATCGGGTTAAGCTGACCGAGAAAGGAGAGCAGGCTCTCATTGACTATGCAGAGGTAAAACCGTGAATAAATTAACGGATGGGAATGCAGATGCTGAGTAAGCGCCCAGAAGTATCGCAAAAAATAACTATTTCATTCAATGACCGCACTAAATCGCAATGCTTTAAATGCAAATTTGCTTGGTCTGATGGTTACAACACTGTTGTTTATGATGAAGAGGGAAATCCGCTACTTATTGGTAATCGCTCTTACAGAATAATTCGTGAGTGCTGGGCGGTTGAGACAGTCAGGGATGGTGCAGATGCTGAGTAAAGAGCCGGTACGAATTCGTCACGATTGGAATGCTGGGGTAATGGCCGATTGTGACCAGTGCGGTAGAACGTGGCAAATGACAGTTCCAAGCAGTGATGGAGGGAGGATGTGCGCAGGTTGTTGTGATGAGGCTCATCTCGCTAACTGGCAAAGTTACGCAAGAGACTTAGCTACTGAAGTGCTATCACTGCGTGAGCAACTTGCAGCGATTAAGGGGGCGCAAGAGCCTGTTGGTTTTGTGAAATGTGACCCTTGTGCAGAAGATTGCCGGTGGGGCTGTGTTGACCCTATTTATCTGGCTGGGCCGGTTACTCCGGAGGGTTACGGTTCTGATTATTTCGAGGTGTATCGCCACCCAGCACCATTAAAGGAATAACCATGCTAATCGGCTTTGTTCTTCTCGTCAGCTCATGCGGCTTTGATGCCTGTGATGCCCTACCAGTTACCGAAGATGTCTACCCTACTAAATCCGAATGTTTGCAAATATCAACGCTGATTAAAGAGCGCAGGCCCAACGCTGTGCTCATGTGCAGCGAAGTGTATCGCTAACTCGTTTTAACCCCACCACGGAACGACAGAAACGGATTTCACTAAATCTGGAGTATCCCCATGGCTATTTCAATGCTCCCAGTCGAGCGTAAATTCCCGCTGCCCGCTGAATTGACGGGCCGAATCAATGACCTTATTCGCGAGTATGACGGCGAGATAGGTCTCAGTGAGGTGCTTGGCGTGCTGGAAATCGTCAAGTTTGGACTGCTGAACCAACAAACAAATGAGGTGGCCTGATGGACGATATCAGCGAGCTAATTCTGACTGCC